TCTTCGTGTAAACCTTCGAGTCGTTCGGTTTCTTAAACTGCGCGCCCTTTGGCAGCGAGTCATAATCAGATTGAGTTGTAGGCGTTGGCACCACGCCACTAGCGGGCACCGTGGCCTTCAGGTTTGGCGCCGGAACGGTCGGCGCATATTTCGCTCCCGTGCGATCATTCAAAGCTTTTAGGTTTTGGGTGTAACTCGAATAGCTTTGTTCGCCCAAGGTCGCATGAAGTTCGCGGATGTCTTTGAGAACATCTGGGGGTACAGGCGCGCCCTCCACCAGTTTGCCGATCTTCCCCTGGATGCGATCAAGCAGGCTTCCGGCTGATCCATACTGGGCGATTTCAGCGGAATTCATTCGCTTGATTCCGTTCAGCGCGTTCAACGCGCCTACGCCGACCAGAGGGAGATTTGCGCCGGCCGATTTGTTGCCCTTCTCTACCAAATCCAAAAACTTACCTATCGAGTCCGCAGCCTCTTTCGCTTTGAGGTAGTCCGAATCGATCTTCATGGCCTTGTTCTGTACGTCCGCAATAGCCGCTGGTGCCACGCCTGACACCGCCGGGTTATCCCCCGCTCTCATAGCGCGCGCTAAGGCGACCGATTGCGCCAACTTGAACCCAGACGTAGCCCGTTCAATGGCGACAGCCTGTTTAACATTTCGGTCGATCAAGTTCGGATCGAGTTCCTTTTCGCGCGCCGCGATTTCCTCAGATCCTTTGGTGATGGCCGCTAATTTTTCGGCGTGTGTGATTCCCGCGGCAACGTTGGCGAGGGTCCGCTTGTAAATCTCGGGATATTTCACCGGATCAACCGAAGCCGCTACAATCGCGGCCTGATCTTGCGGTGAAGCATTTAGGGTTGCAGCTTCCGCCTGTTTAATCCTGCTTTCGGCATCCGCGCCTGGGGTTTGAGCTTTCTTCAACGCGGCATCGGCTGCGTCCTGCGCTGCCTTCGCTTCCGATGCTCTCGTTTTAGCAATGGTTTCGTTCTGCCCTAAAAACGTGCCTGTGGCGTTCATCAATCCAAGGCCCGACAACACCCCCTTTGGCCCAGGATATTGAAGAGGGAATACCGCATCAGCTTCCGCGTGATCCACGTGTGAGCGAATCATCGGTACTAGCTGATCCCACGCCGCCGGCTGGTCCGCTTCGGGCAATGAAGCGATATGCGTAAGCGCCCCCGCAACCTGTTTATGCTTTTCATCGACCAAAGATGCTTGGTCTTTCTTCAGATCGACCGCGTTTTTTTGCATCGTGGCTAAGTGACCCTGGAAAGTCAGAAAGCCAGGGCCCGATAGTGTCGTGGCCGCTTGCTTTAGCATATCGTCAGGCGTGGCGCTGGGATTCTGGCCGTAATTGGCAAAGATATCGCGCATGCCCTCCGCGTCTTTCACCTGTTGAGCACGAAGCGCCGCCGTCTGACTCCTCTCAGCCGTCTGCGCTTGCAGGTCTCCTGTATTGGCCTGCGTCTGCCCGACATTGGCCTCAGCCTGTTTGTTACGGAGAGCGAAGCCAGTCGGGTTGAAATTCGCGATATTGTCTAATAGATCGCCCATTTATCCTCCAGGGCTCGCATCGCCAAAGATCGACGGAGGAACGTAACCAGAAGGCATTCCCTGAACTCCACCGCCGCCGCCGCCGAACATCCCACCAGGTGTAAACAATCCAGCAATGCCGCTTGCAGCACCACCAATGTTGTTCCACATGCCCAAGGTTCCGGCCGCTTTCCCTTCTGCGCCCTGCCATAGTGATTTGCCTGCGTCAACCGCGCCCGTCAGTCCGAGATTCGCGTTAAACTCGCTGCCTTGCGTTCCCGTCTGAGAATTGAATTCCGAGCCTTGCAAGCCCATCTGTGCGAGCATCTGAGCTATTCCGGTAGTTGTCTGCCCACCGTAGTAGCCAGCGCCTACCGTGTTGTTAGCCACCTGATTTCCGGCGTTCTGGGTCGCCTGGTTGAATTGGCCGCTCGCGGTTTGCCCCGCTCCCAGCAACGTCGAAAGGTTAGCCAGAGAAGTATTTTGGTTGGTGTCGTAGGTGCTCTTTGCGCGGGCAAAGGCATTGTCGTAGTAAGTTGAGGCCAGTCCCTCGCCGAAAGTGGCAGCATCCTTCAATGCGGCCCCACCAGATCCTAGGCCCCTCGCGCTTGCAGAATTAGCGATTGCATTCTGGCCTTGATCGGTCTGGAATTTGTACGCCGGATCGTTTTTGTAATCGTCATAGTTGAAGCTGAACTTCGGCTGATTCGCGAGTTGCTGAAGTCCGGTTACTCCTTGGTCTCCCGCTGCGAGATACGGATTGAGGTTATTGGTCTGCGAAGTGAGGGCGTCTTTCAAGCCCAGATTCGCTGTGCCTGTTGCCGCGTTGACTTGTCCGATCGCTGACCCACCAGCGGCGTTTAGGTTTTCGCTGTTGGTGCCAAGCGCAGCGTTTACCCCAGCCTGTCCGCTCTGGACGGCGTTGCTTACATTCGCCTGCCCTGTGGATGTGGCTGCGTTGATGTTCCCGGCAACCTGATTACCGGTATTTTGAAGCGTGTTCCCAGCTTGGTGTGCGCCAATCGCGCCGAAAATGCCACCGATGATACTTCCTAGGCCCATTCAATACCTGCTTTGGCAATGCGTTCGAATCGGATCATGTTAGAATCACCGTGGGATTCAGCGACCTAGTACCGGGGGCGAAGCAACACCTTCGGGTGTTCCTGTCTGGGAAGCCGCGAGCCTGTCTTGCGGAAATGGTCAATGCTGAAGGCTTCGCCCACCAATTCTTTAACATCGGAACCATGGCCTCCGGATGAGATTCTGAGGTTCGCCGGGTGCCGCGTGAGTATGGGTGTGGGTCGCAACCGTTGCCCCGGCTCCCGCAGCTACAACCGTTCCCGCTCCCGAGTCGACTCCTGTAGCCGATGCCACTACCACCGCGCCGTTGGGCGAGCCTGCTTTCATGTAAGCCGCCTTCCCTGACGCGCTCACCAGGTCCGGAAGTGTAACGAGGCCGGTGGTGCCGTCACTCTTCAAGTAGGGGACGTTTGCGGTGCCATCATAAAGGTGCCAGCCTGTGGCGGGCGAAGGATCAACCTCAAAGAGCACCGGTCCTTTGCCGCTCCCCTCTTCCCCAGGTGCCCAGCCCCACAATGAAAGAGCTCCACCAGAAACATAGGCTCCGGGATTCGCCACAACGTAGGTAACAGTGGTTGCGGTAACACCCGTTAACACGAAAACGCCGTCGTAGCCCGCTGGAAGGACACCCTCAACTACCACCGTCTGACCGATTACCGCGTTATTCGCCACCGTGAGGGTCGCTGAGCCCGCCGCCCATACCGCGCCTGTAAGGGTGGCTGCAGACCATTTCAGTTTATGGTTGAAGTCGGTGATTTGGGCGAGAAGTCCGTTATCCAAGACGCTCAGCGTTGACGCGGCCGGTAGCGTTGCCTGCGTGACGGGCATCTCCCCTGCCATATAATTCCATGTGGTGCCGTTGGAAGCGTAGAGCACCTTTCGATCTGTTTTGTAGTAGAAGAAGCCGGAATAGCGACCAGCGGCGTAGTTTCCAATGTTCGCATTGGTGTCATAGAGAATCCCGAGCTTCGAAATGCGCTGGAATATTAGGTTGAACCACGCGGACCACGAAACAGACGAGAAGAGTCCATCTTTGGCGTCACTGAATTGCTGAATGATCGGCGTCTGCAGCGGAGGCGGGTTGAAACCGACATTAGGATTCATCGCCATTAAGTTTCAGTCCCCGCTCTGGCGTCCAAATAGGCATTGATCAGCCGAATGGTATTTGCGTTGTCGGTGATCGTCGCGCGAAACACCCGATCTCTTGACCGTCCGAGCTGCCACCACTTAAACCGCTTGAACTCAACCGCCGCGCTTCCGCTCATTGCCGCCCGAGTGTGAGGGAATGTCCTTCCGCCGTCATCTGAATAGCTGAGCGCGATTTGCGCGGTTCCAATATCGGCGTCGATCTCAAGAGAGGGGTACTTGTAGAAGTGGTTTCGGTCGGCAACGTGCGGCGCTGTGCGTTGATAGACGCGAGACGCCCCAGCGTCCGATGGAAACGTGATGCTCTGCCGGTAAATCGCGCCTGTCAGATAGTCCCCGACGTAATTAGTGAAGAATCCGGAATCGAAACTGGAGTCAGAAGTGAAGCAGGATTGCCGCGCGCGAACCTGCGGAGCCGTTGCAGAGGTCCGACGATGCCACACTTTCTCGTCGAGATCGTAGACGATGGTGTTTCCAACACCAACCGGGTCGTCGATGTTGAAAACCGCGAAACGGTGTCCGGCTTCTTCGTAGCCGAATGCCGTGGACTGCAAGAGCTTTATCGCGTGAAGTCCTGAGAGCAGGAATTCGACTTCCGGAGTCGATACAACTTCCGCCTGCAGGCTGTTCGTTTGGTAAACCCGCGCATACCCCCTGCTATCGGAACCCAACCACATCAGCCGGTCTTGGAATTTGATAACCGTGAAGATCCCGAGCAAGCCAACATTGATACTCGCGCCCGCGACTCGCGCAAAGGGGAATGTAGGATTTCCGGCGTTGTAAAACACCTCGATATTCTTCTGGCCGAAGATCCACAGTTGCTCGTTCAGCGTTTCCAGGTTCGTGCACAAGTCCTCTGAGCCGGTGCGCTGCACGAAGTTCAACGCCTGCCAACTCGTCCCGTCGAGTAAATCTGAAACGTAGATCAGATTGTGATCCGTTGGCGCCGAACTGATCGCCACAATGAAGCCATCCAAGTACGTGATTGCGCCAGCTTGAAATGAGGATGTCCCGCCGCCGACGTGCAATGTCGGGATGATGAGTCCGCCGCCGACAGAATCGATATAGACCATGCCCCCGGAAATGCCGCCGCCGCTCGGGATGCTGTGATCCATCAGGAATAGTTGCTGCCCGTTCGAAACGAACTGAACAGGGCCATTGCCTACACTGAATGGGATTGCGCCGTAATCGTGGATCACTCCGGCGCCGTTGTTCATTTCGTAAATGTGATCCCCTGCGCAGACGAAAACGCGCCCGTTGCCAGACCACAGACCTCCCGGCCGGATCGGTGCTGTCGGTAAGGTTCCGAGAAGCGAAAGGCCGGGAGCGCCGACCAGCATGGCTTTCGATTTCGAAGTGCCTCTGCCGGTCTCGAGGTAGAGATTGATCGAATCTTGGGCGTCGAAGACTGGGGACGCGGCTATGTTGGTGGGTCCAACGAAGCCGAAGTCTGGAAGTGTAGCCATCTATCGGACACCGCCGGTAGTCCCGTCGAAATAGTTCCATCCACCCGCGCGGCTCGATCCACGGAAAGCCGGATCGCATCGCAGCAAAGCATCCGGCGCGTTGTAGTTTTCTATTTCCCGCTTCGCCTGATCCGCCTGCTGCTTCACCGCCGCCAACATTGGCTGAGAGACCTTGAAGTACATTTGCAAAGTGGGAGCGAGTTCAACAGCGAGATTCTTCCGGATCGCCCTCGCGTAACCAGGTGGCAGCTTGATGGCCGTGGTCAGATCGGGAAACGACTGAAGCTGCTGCCAGGTGTAAAGCTCGAGCAGATAGCCAGGTACAGACTGCGGCCAAAGGTTGATCGTTCCAAAACCGTTCGTTGCATCGAAGCCCTTGTCGTAATAGAGAATGCTCGGAATGTTGTTTGGGATCCCCTGCACTCGGATTGCCGCCCATTCTTCGGCGTTCGCTAAATACAGGGGCTTTCGAACTGAAGGCGTGAAGGTGTTCAGGATAATATTCGCTTCTTCAATTCCAGTCGGCCGCGGAGCGGTGAAATCGGCACCAGTCGGACCTATGGTGTAACTCACCGCGGCGGTCAGTGGGTAGGAATTGGCAACTTGCGCCGGAACGAGCAAGGCATTGAGCAACCAGGCATCAAGCAACTGATTGAGGCTTCTCAGTCCAATTTGCAACAGATCGTCTGAGGCGACCTGTCCCGGCCGCAGGATAGCGATATCGGTGATGGAGTCGTTAATCAGCGCTGTGGCTGTGTAGTAGATCAAGCGACACCTACCCCATAGAGCGCGTTCTTAGTTCGCACCGCATCCGCCATAATCGAATCCATCTCGGGTTTGGTCTTCAGGTAAAGCTGAAGCATCGGCGCGATGAGAACCGCCAGATTTGCCCGAAGCGCTGCGGCATATCCCGGCGCCAAGTTATAAGCCGTGGTGAGATCGGCAAACGCCGCAAGAATCGTCTTGTCGGTCTTATAGACAAAGAGCCGTTCAATCGCCCACTGATCCATCAGTTCATTCAGCGCAACCAAGCAATCGTTCAGTTTGTCTGGCGAAGGCGTGACGTTCGCCCACTGCACGCCGATATCGCGCGCGGCCTGATATATTAACTGGGTTGCGGTGACATTCGCCATTAATGTCCTTGTGTCCCCTGATCAGCCGGGATCTGTCCCGCTGGGGTTGCCGATGCTAATACCTGACCTGCAGCAGGCTCACTGCCCACCAGTTCCGCATTGAGATTACGGATCCGCGCCATTGCATCGGCGTAATTCTGCAAGAGCGTCTGCGAAGGCGTGACGTCGAACTGAGGAGCGATCTCGATTGCCAACGCAAGCTTGATCAGTCTGGCGTATCCCGGAGCCGGTAACGTAACCGGAGTGGTGGCGTCCGCAAACTGCGTCAACGGAGCCCACATGGTCAATTCGATAGTTCCGCCAAGGGGAACCGGCGATAGATACACCTTTGCGGCCGCCGCACGTGCGCGATCGTAGAATAGATACTTCACGATGTTGCTTGAAGCGTTTCTGTCTGCGAGTTGCGCCCATTTCTGTGCATTCACCACTTCAACCGGAGTCGCGAAAGACGAGCTATTCATCGTGTTCAGCAGTTCAGCCCCGATGATCGCCATGGGCTGAACCACGTTAAACGTCTGACCGGTTCCGATGGCATAGCTTTGGGTGTTCGCCGACAGATTGAAAACCTGCAAGAGCAGGCTCGGTATCATGACCTGCTCGGATGACACGTTATCTAGCCAATCGTTCATTACCGGAAGAGCATCTACCAAAAACTGAGCCGCAGGCGCTTCCCCGGAGTCCAACACCCCAAGGAGTTGGAGTGCTGCGGTTAGCGCCTGCGTTAGCGTCAGTGTTGCCACTTACTTTTTGCCTGCCCCTGCCAGTTGGCCTTGCAGACGGGCAATCGTTACCTGAGGGTCTTCGGTTGCAAGCTCTTCGGCTTCGGGAATTTCCGCCACACTGTCAAACCAGGCGGTACAGAGTTGAGGCGGTCTCTGCTTCTTCAGTTTTTCCTCGTCAACCGGATTCTTTACCTGCCGCTCTTCAATGTGATCCGGCGCCGCGAACTTGTAAGCCAACCGCTCTGGCGTGGTGACGTTCCCAATTGTCCGCTGCGGGATGAAGACCGACTCGTTATTTCGCCGAAAGATGTACTTGG